AGGCTGAAAGGCAAGACCGACATTAACCCCATGTGGCGCATTAAGGCGCTGACGGAGCAGTTCGGCCCCTGCGGGATCGGCTGGAAGTACGTTATCACAGATAAGCGGTTGGAGCAGGGCGCGAACAACGAGGTTTCCGCATTTGTAGACATTGATCTTTACATCAAGGTCGATGGCGCGTGGTCAGATGCGATTCCCGGCACAGGCGGAAGCGCGTTTGTTGCCAGCGAGCGAAACGGCCTTTACACCTCTGACGAGTGCTTCAAAATGGCGCTGACCGATGCTATCTCCGTCGCCTGCAAGGCGCTCGGTTTTGGTGCGGATGTGTATTGGGCGAAGGACGCGACCAAGTACACACCAAGAACCGCAGAGCAGAAGCCGAGCAAGGCCGAGATGGAATCCTTCAATCAGGCGTACAAGGAACAGTTTGACTACACCTGCCAAGACTGCAAGCAGCCGATCACACCGCAGTCCTTTAACGGAAAGCTCTATCGTGTGAGCGACATCTCCAAAGGCGCGATGAAGAAATACGGTGTGCCGCTCTGCTGGGGCTGCATGGATAAGAGAAAAGCCAATGAAAGCCCGACTGCATGATTTATCCCTTGCGCGCGATGGTGCGTATCTGCTCACCATCGCCACGCGGGAGAATATCGGGCCGCTGTTTGACGAGCTGCACGAGACAGACGTTGACGTGACCGTGAAGAAGCACCGCGAGAAGCGGAGCCTTGATGCCAATGCGTACTTCTGGGTTCTGGTTGACCGGCTGGCCGAAAAGACCCGAATTCCCAAGACGGATATTTACCGGAGATACATTCGGGAGATCGGCAGCAATCATGAAATGGTCTGCGTGATCGATTCAGCCGTGAAAAAGTTGCGGAACGGGTGGGAACACAATGGGCTTGGCTGGCAGACGGATACCATGCCAAGTAGGATCCCCGGCTGCACCAACGTGATTTTGTACTACGGCTCCAGCACCTACAACACCAGGCAAATGTCACATTTGATCGATATGGCGGTGCAGGACTGCCAGGAGCAAAACATCGAGACCCTGTCTCCGGAGAAGCTGGCAGGGATGATGGAGGAATGGGGATGCGCAAAATGACAAAGGCCACGTCCATCCCCAAAAGCGTCAAGGAGGTTGTATACGAGCGCGACGGCGGTCGCTGCATCCTCTGCGGAAGAAACAACGGAGAGCCTGTAGCGCACGTTATACGGCGCTCACAGGGCGGCATGGGCATCGAGCAGAATATAGTGACGCTCTGCCCCTCCTGCCACCGAGCCTTTGACGAGGGACCGCAGAGGACGGCGCTATACGCCTGCATCGTCGGCTATCTCAAAGCGCAATATCCCGGATGGACACGGGAGAACATGATTTACAGAAAAAACAGGGAGGAATTGAAATGAGCTTGAACAGGATCAGCGTCATGGGACGCATTGGAAAGGACCTTGAGCTGCGCCGCACGCAGAGCGGCAAGGCGGTCACCAGTTTCCCCATCGCCGTCGACCGCGACGGCAAGGATGCCGGAACGGACTGGTTTGATGTGGTCGCGTGGGAGCGCACGGCGGAGCGCACCGCGCAATACTGCGCCAAGGGGCGTAAGGTGGTGGTAGACGGTCGCTTGCAGGCGCGAGACTGGACCGACAAGGACGGCAATAAGCGCCGCTCGGTCGAGATCATCGCCAATAGCGTGTACTTTGCCGACAGCAAGCCGCAGGATGGACCCGCCGCATACAGTCCCGCATCAAGCAGCCCGGGCGAGTTTAGCGAGGTCGAGGACGACGGGGACCTCCCGTTTTGATGGAGGTGCGGTGTGAAGTACGACGCTTTGATTTACGATTGCGAGAATATCTTTGATGTAGATGATCCGGCACATAATATGATCCGCATCGACGGCCTCTCGCAACCAGAAGCAGATGACCTTTGCGACATTATGACCCAGCACGGCGTATCAATTTGCCTGCTCCCCTATAAGGAGTGAGCGCATGGCGGATATGACTTACATCAAGCTGTTTGTCGATTACTTAGACGCAATAGAGCCACTCGGTGACGCTGAGAGGGGGAGGCTTTTCACTTCCTTGTTAGAATATGCAAGGACGGGCGAAGCCCCGCATCTTGGCGGGAACGAACGGTTTCTTTTCCCTATGATGAGGGCGCAGATCGACAGGGACAACGCTGCAATGGCGGAATTATCCGAGGCGCGAAGCAAGGCCGGGAAGATCGGAGCGGAAGCAAAACAAGCAAATGCAGGATTTGCCAAGCAAAACAAGCAAATGCCAAATTTGCCAAGCAAATCAAGCTATGACAAAGACAAAGACAAAGACAAAGACAAAGACTATATATCCTCCCCTCCCCCCTTACCGCGAAAGGCTCCCACGTTTGACGAGGTTGTCGAATATGCCAAGCTGCGCGGAGGGCTTATTGACCCCAAACCATTCTACGATTTTTACTCTGTCGCAAATTGGCGGGACACCGAGGGCAAGCCGGTCTACAACTGGCAACAAAAATTCCAGCTATGGGAAAAACGCGAGCTGGAGAAGAAAGGGGGCGCGATGAATGGACATGGTCACGATACTGGAAGAGATACGAAAAAATGGAACGTCCCCGGAGCCGTCAATCTCTGACGAATGCCCACTATGCGGCGGAGTGGGGTACACCGTGCGGAGGTCAGCAGACGGAAACGCGGAGTACCGGGAGTGCGAATGCTCCATCCGCAAAAGGAATCTGCAACGCATCGAAAGAAGCGGGCTTAAAGAGCTTTTGCAGAGATGCACGATGGAGAACTACCGCGCGACGGAGCCGTGGCAGAAACAGGCCAAAGAGGCAGCGGAACGCTATCTTGCCGATTCTCGCGGAAGATGGTTTTACGCCGGAGGAAGCCCCGGCAGCGGGAAAACGCATCTATGCACGGCAATGTGCGGAAAGCTCATGGATGCCGGATTCCCGGTGCGCTATGTGCAATGGCGTGCGGATATTCCGGCCATCAAAGCAAAGGTCAACGATGCCGAGGCATATCAAGATGCCATTGATCCGCTGAAAAGCGTCAAGGTGCTGTACATCGACGATTTTCTCAAGGGCACGGCGACAGAGGCCGATCGCAACATTGCGTTTGATCTGCTCAATGCGCGGTATATCAAGCCAAGCCTTGTGACAATCATCAGCTCCGAGTGGACGATCTCGCGCGTGCTGGACTGGGACGAGGCGATAGGCTCGCGCATTGCGGAACGGTCGAAAGGCTGCGTACTGAATATTACCGGGGCCAAAAACTACCGGCTGAAATGAAAGAATACCTGCGAGGAGGAAAGCATGAAACTATTGATCGGCGGAAGCCCCTGCACGCACTGGAGTATCGCGCAGACCAAGAACCGCGAAACCGAAGCCAGCGGCATCGGCTGGGAGCTGTTTCTGAACTACCGCATTGCCCGCGATAAATACAAACCGGACTATTTTCTCTACGAGAATAACAGATCCATGTCGCCCGCCATCCGGACGCAGATCACGGCGGAGCTGGGCGTAGAGCCCGTGCTTATCAACTCCGCGCTGGTGAGCGCGCAGAACCGCCAGCGCCTGTATTGGGTGGGCAGACGGAACCCGGACGGCACATACAGCCAAGTGCCGGCGGAGCAGCCGGAGGACAGGGGTATTCTGCTGCGGGATATTCTGGAGACTGGCGTTGCATGGAAGGAAAAGTCCTATACGCTGGACGCGCATTACTATAAATCGGCAGGCGTTTACAATCCCAAAAAGCAACATAGTTATTTGCGCCTCATGGCGGCGGAGCCGGTGAGGATCGGCACCATTGAAAACGACGCGAAGAACCAAGACCACGACAGCCAGCAATACCGCGTCTATTCGCCGGACGGAAAGAGCGTGACCCTCTGCGGGAATGGCGGAGGGCTGGGAGCCAAGACGGGCCTTTATGCAACGCCGGTTGACGCAGATGCAGATGGGATTTTGCATTTGGGCAGTTTATACGGCCAACACTCCCGTTGGGGCGTGTTTGCTAAGGATGGGAAATGCCCGACCATCACGGCAAGCATGGGCATGGGCGGCGGCCATGTGCCTATGGTCCCGACGCGGACGGACGAGGAGGGGCATTGCCAAAAGAACCCGACGACGGCGAAGCAAATTTACGAGGTGCGAGACGGGAAAATTTCCATCGGAAACACATGGCATCCGATCAAGCTGCGAGACGGCTTTTACATCATCCGCAAGCTGACGGTCCGCGAGTGTATGCGCCTCCAGACCGTGCCGGAAGAGTATGTTTTCCCGGTGAGCAACAGCCAAGCCTACAAGATGCTAGGCAACGGCTGGACGGTGGATGTGATCGCCCACATTATGAGCCATTTTGAAGGGCTGACGAAAGAACCGGTGGAAGTGCTGTCGATGTACGACGGCATGAGCTGCGGCCATATCGCGCTGGACAAGCTGGGCGCGACCGTCGCGACCTATTACGCGACGGAAATCGACAAGTACGCCATCCAGACCACGCAGCACAATTACCCGGACACCGTACAACTGGGCGACGCGTTTCAGGTGAGAGGGGAAGGGTGGACGCTATGAGCCTTTCCGGTTACACCAACACGCCGATCTTGCCCGAGAAAGCAAAAGAGTTGATGTCCCTTGACACCGAGTACAAAGAGATCATCACCTACGGCAAGATCGAGGAGTGGTTCACGGCATGGGACGGGAAAGTCTATGTGAGCGTTTCCGGCGGAAAGGATTCAACCGTGCTGGCCTACCTTGCTGCAAACTGGCTCTCACATTTCCGCACGCCGCCGTGGCCGCTGAACCTCGTATTTGTCAATACGGGGCTGGAGTACCCGGAGATTCAGCGGTTCGTGAACGAATATACGGGCTGGTTGCGGAAGAAGTTCCCTCGCGTGACTGTCAACCTTACTCGGCTGCGTCCGAAGATGAACATTCGGCAGGTCGTGACGAAGTACGGGTACAGCATCGTCAGTAAAGAGGTCGCGGATTGCATTGCAGACGCAAAACGAAACCCTGATGGGCTGCGCATGAAGCGCTTGCGCGGAGAGGCTATTCGCCGCGATGGAAAGCCGAGCGCGTATAACCGCGAAAAATGGGAGTTCTTACTGTATGCACCATTTGGCATCTCGGCAAAGTGTTGCTCGGTCATGAAAAAAAGCCCGCTTAAAACCTACGCGCATCAGGCAGATCTGCAAGCGATGGTCGCGACGATGGCGGCAGAAAGCCGCTTGCGCATGACATATTGGCTCCGAACCGGCTGCAACTCCTTTGAGGGCAAGCGCCCGATGGGAAAGCCCATGAGTTTCTGGACGGAGCAGGATGTGCTGCGGTTTATCGTAGATCGGCATATCCCTATCGCAAGCGTCTACGGCGATATCGTAGTCAGCGACGGTGATAACGACTATGCGGAAACGCTGATCGACTGCAAACTACACTGCACGGGTTGCCAGCGCACGGGCTGTATGTTCTGCGCGTTCGGCGCGCATCTCGAAAAGGGAGAGAACCGATTTGAGCGCATGAAGCACACGCACCCGAAGCACTACGACTTCTGCATCGGCGGTGGGGAGTTTGACCCCGCGGATGGGCTGTGGAAGCCAAATGAAAAGGGCCTCGGCTATGGTCGGGTTCTGGATTACATCGGAGTGAGGTATTGAGATGAAGGGAGGAACTATGAGAGATCAAAACCTCGTAAATGCGCTGCGTGAGCACGCAGAATGGGCGGAGGGGAACCAATGGGAAACGCCCATTACCCTGTGCGATGATCTGGCGGAAGCCGCTGACCTGATCGAGGCGCAGGCGAAAGAAATTGACGCCCTGCGGAACGAACTGTGCCTGAAATGCGGGAACTACACGCTGGCCCATGAGGGGGCCTGTAACGGATGCCGGTGGAGGAGGTAAGAAGATGGACGCGTTAGAGTTTTTGAGGGAACGGAAAAGAATGTGCAACAGCTACAAGGATTGCGACGGATGCCCGCTTGAGGGGGGTAAATGTGTCATCAACCACATCACACTTGATGAAGACTACAAGAGGATCATTGCTACCATTGAGCAGTGGTCGAAGGAGCACCCGCGCAAGACGCGGCAAAGCGTGTTTCTGGAGCAGTTTCCAAATGCGCCAATATATACGAACACACATAACGTTGCTTTAGACCCATGCCTTGTTGATACAACGTTACGCGGGCATTGCCCGACTGGAAGAGGCTGTGATATTTGCCGCCGCGAGTTTTGGATGCAGGAGGTGGAGTGATGGAACGACTGACATACCGCGATAAAGACGGATTCCCGATGATGATAAAACGTGGTGGATTCAAACAGGGCGGCGTTGAGCGCCTTGCCGCCTACGAGGACACGCACATGATGCCATCCGATGTAACCTCGATGCGCATGGATATGGCTATCATTGCGGCGCTGTTCAACGGCGTCGATGTAGACAGGATGAAAGAGCTGGCCGAGGCCGACAAGGACGGTCGGCTGGTGGTGCTGCCGTGCAAGGTTGGAGGCACGCTATGGGTGACTGGCCGTGACAATGTGCCGCGAGAAATGGAGCTTGAAGCCCCGGACATTAGAGCTGTTTGCACGGATGAGGATAATCTGTGTATGTCAACGTGCAATCGAAAGCCGGACGGGTTCTGCTCGTATCGTCTGCGTAATGATGGTGCTGACATCGGCAAGACCGTATTCCTGACCCGCGAGGAGGCGGAGAAAGCATTGGAGGCGAAGAAGGATGAATAAAGCTGTTATGCTGAGCATCCGCCCGCAGTGGTGCGAGAAGATTGCCAGCGGCGAAAAGACGATTGAGGTGCGAAAGACCCGCCCGAAGCTGGAAACGCCGTTTAAGTGCTATATCTACTGCACGAACAATAACACCGACAACAACCCAAGGAATATATGGCGGAGAAAAGACCGCACAGGCTTTGAACATATTTTGAATGGCAAAGTCATTGGCGAATTTTCGTGTGATAGCATATTCCCAATCTGGGACGGATATGCGGGAAACAATGGGGATGATTGCTTGTCCTTTGATGAAAGAGAGAACTATCTTAACGGTGAAATGGGGTATGGTTGGCACATATCCGACCTTGTGATTTACGATAAGCTGAGATATCTGGGCGAGTTTGGGATAAATAGACCGTCGCAGAGCTGGCGCTATGTAGAGGAGTGCTGATAATGGGCGAATACATTAAGCGAGAAGCACTGAGGGGGCGAAGCGGCGATGTATGTCCTTGAGTACAAATCGCTCTACATTCCACACGAGGAGCTGACTAAAAATCGCACGTTCCAAAGCTACCGGTGGAAGCAGTACGCTATGTGTGAGGAGCGCGGGCCGCTGGAACAAATTAGGGCTGCGCAGAAAAGGCCGGAGGATTGGAGAATTATCCCACCCGCCGGAAGCATGGAACAGGAGGGCTGAATGGCTGAATACAAAATCTGCTTTAGCGTGGCTGGGGCGTTCGGCGCTCAAATCAGTTTTGAGGCAAAACCCGGCGTATCCTATGAGGACGCTGCGGCGTCTATGGTGAAAGCTAATGTGGATAAGATTGCTTGAAATTTTAGACCCCCGTGAGGCGCTCATGGAGGCAAGGCTTAAAAAGGAGTCCGGCGCATGATCCGCATCATCATCGACATCGAAGACCACGGCGACAAGCTCGCCACGAAGGAATCCGTCGCAATGGCGCTTGAACAGTTTGGCAAGGTGCGCGTCGTTCTCGTATCGGACGGGAGGGAAAAATGAGCCTGACGGCATCTGACCTTGCACGTCTCGGGCCTGCGGCACAAAAACAGGTGGTTGAAAAGGTGCTTGCTCAAAAAACGGGCAAGTACCACAACCGCAAAACCGTGCGGCATGGCATTACGTTTGACAGCAAGCACGAGGCAGATCGCTACGATGAGCTGCGGCTGCTTTTGAAAGCGGGGGAAATACACGATTTGAAGCTGCAGCAGACATACAAGCTCGTGGGGGTGCAGAGAACGCCAACAGGAGCCGCTGTGAGGGCAGTAACATACATCGCCGACTTCGTGTATACCCGCGGCGGGAAAACGATTGTAGAGGACGCAAAGGGCTTTAAGACAAAGGACTATATCATCAAGAAAAAACTAATGCTGGAGCGATTCGGCATCTGGGTGGAGGAAGTGTAAATGGCAAATCAAAGCGAAACACTCTGCTGGACCTGTAAGAACGCCTGCGGAAAATGCCCTTGGTCGGGATGCGACAAGGAAACGCGGAAGCTGAAGTGGCAGCCGGTGGAAGGTTGGCACGCGATCAGAACAAAGGTTTTGATGAATTCTTGCGGCGGCGCTCGTAGGCATTACGAAACAAGCTACATTGTCACGGCTTGTCCGCAGTACGAGGTGGGATGATATGAGCTGCTTTAACTGTCAGGAGCGGCACGTCGGCTGTCATTCGACATGTGAGCGATATGCTGCGTGGCTGCAAGAAAAGAAAGAGGCAAAAAGCAACGAAACGGCCAGCGTAGCCGAAGAAAGCGCGATGATCAATTACATTCAAAGGTCAAAAGACCGATACAAACGGAGGGTGGGGAGAAAATGATCGAATATCCCTATTGCGTCTATCCGGCGCTGAAAAAGGTTTTCTGCGAGCGGCAGTACACGCGCCGCCAGCTTGCCGATGCGGTAGGCATTTCCAAAAGCAACATCTGGTGGTGGCTGTCTGGCAACAATCAGCACACCATCGACGTGATCAAAGGCATCCTCAGAGAAAGCGGCCTGACGTTTGAGGAAGCGTTCGGAGGTGCGGAATGAAGGTAGGCGACAAGGTGCGGGCGCAGTTTATGACGGTGCCGGAGGAGTTTCCGGGCAAGGCGCGCGGCGAAAAGCTGTACCCGATCCGCGCCGGCGTGGTGACGTACATCCATCCGCAGAGGCGCTATGTGACCGTGGCGATCATGGTAGACGGCAAGGAGATCAAAGAGAGTTTCCGACCGGAGGAGGTGCTGGCATGAACGCGTTTCCCGAGCGCTTGAAGCGCTTGCGGGAGAGAAAGAGAATAAAGCAATATGTCTTATCTGAACTGTGCGGTCTGCACCGTGACGCGGTGAGGCGGTACGAGGCGGGAGAGGCTACGCCCACGACGGACGCATTGGAAAGTATTGCCGACAAGTTCGGTGTATCGGTCGATTATCTGCTTGGAAGGACGGATAATCCGATGACCGTGGACGATTATCTAAAAAAATTTTGAAAATTCCCCTTTTAAGGGGAAAAAGAAGAAAAACCTATGCAAAAATAGAGGCGTGATGGGGCGAGGCTCTTCACGCCTCTGCTTTTTCATCTGTTTCCTCCTCCCTTGATAGCCCGCCCTTCGGGGCGGGCAGTTGAGGGCAAAAATGACAGGACTCCCCGCACCTCTCAACGATGTGGCCCAGGGGAGACATATACGGGCAAATGTACCAAGGTGGCGACGCGGTCTCCAAAACCGTGTGTGGTGGGTTCGATTCCCAACTGTCCGTGCCAGAGGCCGGGTCGCTCCCGGATGATGTGAGAGTACGCAGAACGCCTCACAGAGAATGACAATGCCTGCTGAAAACTGCGCGTGGGGATGCGTCCCCCTTGCCGTGACTGATGAAAGCGCTTGAAATGCTTGCGGGGCCTCAAGCGGGCATGAGCGTGTGACAATCTAAGCGGGAACTGCACATATGCGGCATAGGTGCCCCGTAAGGGAAGACCACAGCGAGTGACGGGGACTTTCCCCGAAGCGCTAAAGCAGGGCAGGACCGCAATGCCGTACCAGATGTATGCCACCGCATTGCGGCACCGTGGAAGGGTAAGACCGCTACAAGGGGCTTGCCTGTGCGCTGTACGAAAGCGGCAGGCCGAAAAATATTTATTTGGCTGGCACCGGCTTTTGTAATAAGAAACGGATGCGACCGACGTACCGGCGCAGGGCTGAAAAGTTCCGTGGGATACCGGCATTGATGCTTTTGCGCGAATGCCGAGGCGTTCAATGGATGTGGTGCGGTGGCGGCAATCGTTTGATTAGGCCGCTGTGTAAGCAATTCAAACAGAGCGCAATGCCGGGGCCTGTGAAAAGACTTACGCCCAATGTGGGCGGCGTTGTAGCCCTTCGGGGCGGGTAAAGTCTGCTATGCAAGGCCAAGGGGCGGGGGCTGGTAGCAAATAAATGCGACAAAAGAGGTGGTGGTGAGTGCCATTAACAGCAAAACAAGAGAGGTTCGTGCAAGAGTATCTTGTGGACTTGAATGCCACTCAAGCCGCCGCAAGAGCCGGATACAAGAACGCCGAAAAGGGTAGGCAGTTAGTTACGAATGGTAACGTTTCAGCTGCTATCCAGAAAGCAAAGGCGGAAAGGCAGAAACGGACGGAAGTAACGCAGGACTATGTTATAGAAAAACTCAAAGAAATAGCAGACAAGCCTGCGTCTGATTGCACGGAAAGCGATTTGAAATATGCGAATAAGCTAAAAGCGCTTGAAATGCTGGCGAAGCATACGGGTGTGTTCGACAAGCAAGACAACACAAGCGCCGATTCCGTTGTCAAGGTGATTATCGATGTCTGACATTCGTTTATCCGAGAAAATCGGCCCTGCGTTTTACGATGTCGCGCATGATGTTTTTCGTCATGGGCATACGCACTACGATTTCAGCGGCGGGCGCGGCTCGCTGAAATCCTCCACGGTATCAATTATCGTTCCGCTTCTGCTGGTTGGGAATCCGGGCACTCACGCGCTCGTTCTGCGCAAAGTGGCAAATACGATCCGCGATAGCGTTTATGCGCAGTACATTTGGGCAATCGGTGAGCTGGGCATGGCAGCGTATTGGGAAGCAAAGGTTTCCCCAATGGAGCTGATCTATAAGCCGACAGGCCAGAAGATTATGTTTCGCGGTGCTGACGACCCCATGAAAATCAAATCTATCAAAGTGCCATTTGGGTATATCGCGGTGACGCACTTTGAAGAAAAAGACCAGTTTGCTGGACGCGCGGAAATCCGAAACATTTTACAGTCCACCATGCGCGGAGGCTCGGTGTTCTGGAATTTTGAGAGCTATAACCCGCCTATCTCGCGTGACAACTGGGCGAACAAGGACAGTTTGGAGGAACGCGCCGACCGCTTGTGCCACAAGTCAACGTACTTGCAAGCCCCGCCTGAGTGGCTGGGACAGCAGTTTATCGATGAGGCGGAACACTTAAAAGAGACGGACGAGCGTGCATATCAGCACGAATATCTCGGCATTCCGGTCGGCACGGGTGGCAATGTGTTTGAAAATTTGGAGCTGCGAGAGATTACCGACGAGGAAATGTCGCACTTCGACCAAATCTATCAGGGCGTTGACTATGGGTGGTTCCCTGATCCGTTCGCCTTTATTCGGTTGCACTACGACCGTGCGAGAGAGACCATTTACCTGATGGACGAGATATACCAAAACAAGCTCACAAACGAGGCAAGCGGGAACATCATCATTCAGCGCGGGTACAAAGACGCTTATATCACTTGCGACAGCGCGGAGCCTAAGAGTGTAGCGGACTATCGCGCTATGGGGATTCCAGCAAAGGCGGCGGTCAAAGGCCCCGGTTCTGTTGACTACGGTATGAAGTGGCTCCAGCGGCGCAAGATCGTTATTGACCGCAAGAGAACGCCGAACGCATACAACGAGTTTGTAAATTACGAATACGACCGAAACAAGGACGGAGATATAATCAGCGGCTACCCGGATGCGAACAATCATTTGATAGATGCTACCCGGTATGCGTTAGAGCCTGTCAGCCGCAGAATGGGAGTTATTGCATGAGTAACGCGGTTATCCAAAAGCTAACTGAATTAGGGTACGCCACAATTCCGGAAGCGTTCTACGGCAAAGTAGACGAGTGGAAAAGCTGGTATCAGGGCAATGTAAAGGGCTTTCACAATTACCGCGTCCGTAACGGTGAAAGCATGGTTAACTGCAAGCGGTATTCCCTTGGAATGGGAAAGAAGCTGTGCGAGGATTGGGCGAATCTGCTTATGAACGAGAAAGTGCAGATAACGCTTGAAGGGAATAAGGAGCAGGGATTTATTGACCGCATCTTGACGGAGAACAATTTTACCGTTAAGGCGAATGAGATGCAGGAAATGAAGTCTGCGCTTGGCACGGTGGCATACATTCCCCGCGTGGTGGGGCAGGAGGTCAACGAGAGCGGCGAGATCGTACCCGGCAACGCCTCCGGCATTGTGCTAGACTATGTGACCATCGAAAATATCTATCCGCTGGCATGGCAGAATGGATATATCAGCGAGTGCGCGTTTTCCTCTGTAGTTACAAGGGGTGGGCGCGATTACCTCTATCTGCAAATCCATCGCAAAGAGGACGGCGGCGAATACGTCATTGAGAACCGTATTTATCGGTATGATAATGAGCAACTTGCAGACGAAGCGCTGACCAATGTTAAGGGCTTTGAGCGTATTCCCCCTGTTGTACATACCGGAAGCGACAAGCGTCAATTTGTCATTGACCGACCCAACATTGCGAATAACTTCAACTATTTGCTTCCAACCGGCATTTCGGTGTATGCAAATGCTATCGACGTAATGCAGGGCGTGGATATTGCTTATGATAGCTACGTCAATGAGTTCAAGCTCGGGAAAAAGCGCATTATGGTGAAACCATCTGCAGCGAAGTACCTTGACGGAGAGCCGGTATTTGATTCAAGCGACGTCGCGTTTTACGTTCTTCCGGAGGACGTAAATGACGGTGCGGTTATTACGCCAATTGATATGACATTGCGGACGGCGGAGCACAACACCGGCATTCAGGATCAGCTCAATATCCTTTCCAGCAAGTGTGGCTTCGGCGAGACCTATTACCGCTTTGATGGGGGCAGCGTAGCAACTGCCACACAAGTCATCAGCGAAAACTCTACCATGTTCCGCACCATCAAAAAGATGGAGATCGTTTTGGAACAAGCACTGGTGGAGCTGTGCCGCATTCTGCTTCGGCTTGGCAACACGGCCATGAACGCTGGGCTAAATGAGGATGTGGAAATCTCCATCGATTTTGATGACAGCATCATTGAGTCAAAAGACACGGACTTTCAGCGGGACATGCAAATGCTGAACGCCGGAATTATGAACGATTGGGAGTTCCGTATGCGCTGGTTTAACGAAGATGAGGAAACCGCAAAGGCGGCGCTGCCGAAGATGCAGGACATGACCACGGAGCAGCAGAACGAAGTGGAGTGAGGTGACGGGCAGTGCCGAAATACCCATTCTCCCCTCCTGTTTTGGATGCCATGCCGGAAGAGCTGGCGGAGTTGTACCGAGGCCTCGAGGACACGCTGCTGATGGAGATATGTTCCCGGCTGAAGCTGCGGGACGAGCTGAACGAGGTCACGGTACAAGACATCAAGGCGCTGCGGTCACACGGCATCGATCTGAAAGAGATTGAGAAAGCCATACGCCAGACTACCGGCATCAGCGAGAAAAAGCTGAACGAGCTGATAGACGATGTGGTGGAGCGCAACCAAAAGTATTACACCGAGGTCATAAACCTTGCCCGTGTAACACAGCCTGACGTGCTGGTGGACGCAACCGCCATTGACGCCATCAAACGGCAAACGCAAGACGTGTTCCGCAACATCACCGCTTCGATGGGTTTTTTGGTAGACGCAGGGCGGACGATGCTGCCCCCCGCAAAGGCGTACCAGTGGACTTTAGATGCCGCTACGTTGAAAGTAGAAAGCGGGGCTATTTCTTATGGGCAAGCCATCAAAGACGCCGTTAGGGAGCTTGCAAGCGGCGGCCTGCGCGTGGTGGATTATGAGAGCGGACACCGTGACCATGTAGACGTAGCTGTGCGCAGGGCTGTCATGACGGGCGTAAATGCCCTTAATCAAAAATATGCGGAGCAGTCAATGGAATACCTTGGTTCAGACCTTGTAGAAGTATCGGCACACGCGGGTGCACGAGATAAAGATGGCCCAAATGGGTGGGAAGCGCATACGAAGTGGCAGGGGCGTGTATTTCGGTGGAATAAAAAATAACATCGAGGATTACTCCCCGATGTTAAATCCCCAATATTTTAGCTCTGCTTCTCGCCTGGCTTTAGCGGCATCTGCAATGGTGTAAAAAGTTCCTAAATAGATTTTCCCGTTATCTGTTGCAATGGATGCGCGATAAACAACAACGCCATCTTTTCGCAATCTTGGATAAACACCAGCAACACCAGTAGTATTATTTTTCCTGGCTTTTCTGTTTCTAGAATTTTTCTTATGAGATACCCATCTGCAATTTTGGGGGGAATAATCAAGGTCGCCGTTTATTCTGTCAATTTCCAAACCAGGGTGATAGCCATTCTCGATAGACCATTTTGCAAAAGTGTCAAAATCTTCCCATTCCTCACAATAAGAAATGCCTTTATCACCATAATATTGGTGATTGGTGCATCTCCCATTGCAACGGCGCTTCATTTCCGACCATGCGTGATAAAGCCGATTTGAATGTTTCCGCAAGTATAACGGGTTTTTCGCCCTGTAAGGTAAACACAACCCGCATGACTTCGAACTACCACGCAAAGAAACGCTTGAAACACTACGAATTGTGCCGCAATCACAACGGCATATCCAACGTACTGGCAAAATATTCCCGTCTCTTTGTAATATTTGCCATTTCCCAAATCTTTTTCCAGTCAAATCGTTTAATTTACTCATATAATCACCTCTTAATGTAATTATACCATATAACCAAACAACAGTCAACAGAAGTGTATTTCACTTGCGCCTTTACGCTAGAAAGGATGTGATGTTATGGCAGATTACCCAGACTTTGAAAAGACTTGCGGATATGGTTTCGTTACTGGCATTGGCGGGGCAAACTGTCGATGTACGGCATACATTTTATCCGTTTGTGGAGGGCGTAAGTGAGCGCACATACAATGACGAACAGCTTGAGCATATCGACGATGGTCTAGGCTGTACGTTTGAGGGAAAGACCTATACGGCATACGAGACCACGCAGGAGCAGCGAAAGGTGGAGCGCACCATACGCAAGTTCAAGCGCGAAAAAGCCGCCTACAAGGCCGCAGGATTGCGCGAAGAAGAACAGGCGGTAAATATAAGGCTGCGGCGGTTAAACGCCAAATACAAGGCGTTCAGCGCGGCGGCAGGGTTACCGGAGCAGCGGGAAAGGATGAAGGTGCTGTATGATTGACGAAAAACTAAAAACCGCCATCGAAAAGGCGCTTGCCGCCGGTTGTCGGGTACAGCTAAAGCGAATGAAAGACGGTAGCGTAAAAGCGCAGGTCATCAAAGCGGAAGAATTGAAAAAATAATCTCATAAATCCTCTTGACATTGTAACTAACTACAAATATAATGTAGTTAGCCACAACGGAGGTGATGAAATGGCTGAAAAAAGCCGCGCCGAATACTTCCGAGAGCGCAGGAAAGCCATGAAGCAATTAGTTTTTATGGTTGACAAGGAAAAGGCCGAAGCACTCGATAGAAAACTCGCCGAAAAGGGCGAGGGTCGAACGGATTGGTTCAGAAAAAAACTTGAAGAAGAAATCGGCAAATAAAAAGAACGCCCACCGTCCGACCAAGACAACGTGAGCGTTCAAATCACAACAGGTTTCCCCATTGGTAAATCTCATTCTATCATCGGGGAAGCCTCAAAGTCAAGAGAAATGAGGTTTTATTATGCTTACTGTTAGAGAAGCCTGCGAGCTTATCCACGACCCGAAAGAAGTTGATGTTGCCGTGAATGGAGGCGCATATACGCTTTTCCGTGCTGGCTCGTCCGGATATGACGATGTTATGGTCGAAGTATTCGGGGACTATATTGTGAAAGATATTTTCTGCGGCAAAGAGGGGAGCTTTGAGCTTGAGATCAAAATGCGCCCGATGAAGAAGGAGGACATTGCATGAACGAACTAATGATTTTCAACAATCCCGAATTTGGGAATATCCGCACGATGGAACGCGACGGTGCGCCGTGGTTCGTCGGTAAGGACGTTGCGGAAGCGCTTGGGTACAGTAATTCGCGCGATGCGGTGTCTACCCATGTAGATGGTGAGGACAAAGCCACCGTCGCGTTTCACGACGGCAGCCAAAACAGAAACATGGTAGTTATCAACGAAAGCGGCCTTTACGCCCTCGTCCTCGGCTCTAAGCTGCCGACGGCGAAAAAGTTCAAACGATGGGTGACAAGTGAGGTTATCCCCAGCATACGCAAGCACGGCGGCTACATTAACGGGCAGGAGAACATGACGCCGGAGGAGCTAATGGCATCGGCGTTGCTGATGGCACAGAAAACGCTTGCGGATCGCGACGCTCGCATTTCCACGCTTACTGTGGAAAATCAGATCATGCTCCCGAAAGCCGAGTATTTTGACCAGCTTGTGGAGAGAAATACGCTGTTGAATTTCCGCGAGACCGCAAAGGCGTTGGACGTTCCGCCTAAGAAGTTCGTTTCTTTCCTGCTGGAAAAGAAGTACGTTTACCGTGACAAAAAGGGCAAGCTGCTCCCGTATGAACACAAGAACGACGGCCTGTTCGAAGTCAAAGAATCGGTAAACGAAAAGACGAATTGGAGCGGCGCACAGACGCTTATCACGCCGAAAGGTAGAGAAACATTCCGCTTGCTGTTTTTGGGCGTGGCGTGATATAATATCAGCAAGTAAATAACGCACGTAGCGCAATTGAGCGCGCGGAACGGCACGATGAGCCAACTACTGAGAAATCCTCGGTGGTTGGCTCTTTTGTTTTATCGATCATGCCGAGAGGCGTAAAACCGCAGGGCGACGGCCCTGACAATAAACGGAGGTATTTAACAATGAGCGAACCTAATCCTAATCCGAATCCCAACCCGGCGCCTTCGCCGGAGCCGTCCCCTGCTAAGACCTTCACGCAGGAGGAAGTGGACGCCATGATTGGCAAACGCCTTGCAAAGGCGATGAAGGGCATGCCCAGCGATGACGAGTTGACCGCGTATCGCACATGGAAAGAAAGCCAGCAGACTGAGCAGGAGCGGCAGGCCAAGCGCGACAAGGAATTTGCGGACAACAAGTCCGCTCTGACCGCAGCGCAGGCCGAAGTGCAGCAACTCAAGCGCGAGAAGTATGTGCTTTCCAAGGGGCTGACCGGCGAGGAAGCGGAGTTTATCTCCTTCAAGGCTGAAAAGATGGTGGATGACAAGACCACCTTTGAACAGGCCGTGGATAAACTCACAGAAAACCGGCAGAAGGTCAAATTCGATTGGACTGCCCCCGCTGGCGGCGGCAGCGAAAAGAACAATGTCAATGCCGCGATGAACAATCTGATCCGCGGCGCACTCAAGTAACGAAAAGGAGATTACAACATGGCAAGTATTGATCGTTCCGCACTTTCCGGCCTTATCCCGGAACCTGTAACCCGCGAAATCATGCAGGGCGCTATCGCCGAATCTGCCGTTCTTCGTATGGGCCGTAGACTGGCGAATATGTCCAGCAAGACGCAGACCATCAACGTGCTCGACGCGCTTCCCTCCGCGTATTTCGTCAACGGCGAAGCGACCGGCGACGGCGCTGGCGACGCCTTCAAGCAGACCACCAAGATGGCGTGGGACAAGAAGAAGCTGTACGCCGAGGAAATCGCTGTTATTGTCCCCATTCCCGAGGCTGCTCTCGATGATGCGGACTATGACATTTGGGGCGAGGTCAAGCCCCGTTTGACCGAGGCTTTCGGCAAGGTCATCGACGCGGCTATCCTGTTCGGCACGAACAAGCCGAGCACTTGGCGCACTGGCGTTGTTCCTGCTGCTGTCGCTGCTGGCAACGGCGTGCCCATCAGCTCCGACATTTTTAGTGACATCATGGGCGAGAACGGCCTGATCGCCAAGGTCGAGCTGGACGGCTTTAACCCCAACGGCGTGATGTCCGCCATTCAGATGCGCGGCAAGCTCCGTGGTCTGAAGGACACCACCGGCCAGCCTATCTTTAAGTCCGATATGCAGGGATCTACCCGCTACGGTCTTGACGGCATGGATATGTATTTCCCCATGAACGGCGCGTTCGATCCCGCGCAGGCGCAGATGATTGTCGGTGACTGGAGCCAGCTCGTCTACGCCATCCGTCAGGACATGACGTTCAAGATTTTCACCGAGGGTGTTATCCAGGACCCCACCACCAAGGCCATCACTTACAACCTGATGCAGAACGACATGGTGGCGCTGCGTGCGGTCATGCGTCTCGGCTGGGAGATCGCGAATCCCGTCAATGCTTACAACGTAGACAAGGCTGACCCGTTCCCGTTCTCCGTGTACGGAAAGGGCGGCGACATCTCCGCTGTTACCGTCTCGCCCGCTACCGCGACGATGGCAAAGGGCGACAGCAAGGCATTTACTGCTGCCGTTACCGGCGAGGGCATTATCAACGGTGAGGTCGAGTGGAGCCAGAACGGCACGAAGTCCAAGATCAGCGAAGACGGCTTGCTGACTATTGACTCCGCTGAGACTAAGCCCAGTATCACCGTCACGGCCAAGTCCAAGCAGGACAGCACCAAGACCGGAACTGCTACCGTTACCGTTTCTTGATCTGAAAGGAGCTGACCCGTATGACATACGCTGATTATACATACTACGCCGGTGCCTATATGGGCGCTGTGAGCGCGGAAGATTTTCCGCGTCTGGCTGTCTGGGCCAGCTCCTTCCTCGATTATTACACGCAGAACCGGGCAAAGGACAACGCAGAACTGGACGCGGTAAAGATGTGCTGCTGTGCGCTGGTTGACAAGTACGCGGTCATCGAGGCGGCGCAGGCGCTTGCCATGAAAAACCTTGCAAACGCTGCGGCAAATGACGCGGAAGTCAAAAGCGAAACGGTAGGCAGCTATTCCAGGACGCTTGCAACGGGCGGTGAAGCCGCCGCGGCTGCGCTGAACGCTACGGATGGGGCAAGAAAGCTCCTTGCAGAGACTTGCAGAGAGTATCTTGCTCACACAGGGCTGCTATATCGGGGGAGGTGTTGCGCGTGTACGCTCCCCACACTGTAACGATCTACAACTCCGTCAAGGAAACCGACCCGGCAACATTTAAAGACGTTACTAAGCTCTATGTCACGATTTTACGCGGCGTGCTGTGTGAAGCGTCAAAGGGCGCAAATGTGCGAAAGACCGGGTTAGAGGGTGCGGATGCGGTCAACCTGTATATCCCGTTTTCCGTAGAAGCGATAGACGGGGCGACGGGTAAGCCCAAGAAGTACGTCGGGCCGCAGGAGTTTTACCGTTCCACAGATAAGACCGGACTGTGGACGCTTTCGGTCAACGGCAACGGTGGGGTTACGTTTTTCATCAAGGGTGAGTTTGTCACCGACAAGGAAGATGTGGCGCTTTCACAGGATAACTGCTGGAATCTGACAAAGGTAGATGCAATGGACTTTGGCAGCGAAGATATGCAGCATTGGGAATGCGGAGGCGTATGAGATGGCGCTGAAATTTACCATCAACGTCTCTGGCATGGATGCAGTCAAAGAATCCATTGCAAGCGCTTGCAGTCGCGCAGAACACACGCTTGCGGTACAGGTGGCAAAAGATACCGCGCCATTTGTCCCGATGCGCACAGGATCGTTGAGGACGCGAACGCGGGTATCTGGAAACGAGATCATCTACCCCGGCCCATACGCTCGGTATCTCTATTACGGCAAACTGTACGTTGATCCGCTGACGGGAAGTTCCTATGCGAGAAAAGGCGTAACAAAAGTTCCGGCGGTGCCTGAGAAAGACCTGGAGTTTTGGCATCCAAATACATCTTCGCACTGGTTTGAAGCGTCGAAAGCTCAAAACCTCCCAAAGTGGCTACGTGTAGCAGAAAAGGCGGTAAAGAATGATCTCTAAAGAAAAGACCGTAACGCTTGCGTCAAGCGTTGAAAAATCCGATCTCGACCGCCTTGTATTGATTTGGGCAAACAAATGCCCCAATATCCCTGATAACGTGGAACTGATCAAGTACGAGTATTTCGCGGCGAAAACGGTAGGCATGGCGCTTTCGTCCGTGCAAGGCGCTGTTATCACCAAGAAGTATATCTGCGGCGGGTATCAGGCGGAGTATTCGTTTGAAATCCACTACCAGATCGCGCCTCCGGGGACAAGCGATGACACGCGCTTAAAGGCAGTCGAGGCTTTAAACAAATTTGCGGACTGGGCCCACACACAGCGCCCGGACATTGGAGAGGGGAGACGCGCCCTGCGCGTAGAGACAGCGGCTTTTGCGTCGTATCTCGGCGCAACCAGCGACAAATACGAGGACTATATGGTTCCTCTTAAACTAACATACGAGGTGAATGTATAATGGCAGATTTAACTTTTGCGACCTCCGAAGGCCAGACCATTGACCGCGAGCTTTTGATTGCGTATCTGAATACCGGCACGTCATCGGCTCCCGTTTGGAGCGCCATCGGTAAGCGCGTGGAAGATTCCACCGAGGAAATGGACTGGGGACAGGAGAGCAAGCAGGACATTCTCGGCAACACCTTTACCACCATGAAAAAGCCCGTTATCACGCAGACGTTTGACCCGATTCCTTTGGATGCGGGTGACGCGGCGGCGGTCAAGATGTGGAATCTTGCGGTCAAAGATCACGACGCGCAGGCGCTTGCCAATCAGGACATGATGATTGGCCACTTCTACGCCACGAGCGGCGACGCGAAGTTTGCCGAGCGCTATGATTCCTGCGCAATTGCGGTCACGTCCATCGGCGGCGACGGCGGCGGCACGCTCAACATTGCGAGCGAGATCACTTACGGCGGCAACCGGACGCTTGGCACGATTACCAAGAGCGCCAGCGGCGTGACCTTTGCGGCAGATACCTAAAGACAAAGGGGCGGGCATAGACCCGCCCCAATTTGGAGGATATTATGAGCGAAATTATTTCCATCAATTCCGGTGTAGTCCGAAAGACGCTTGAAACGACGGATGGCAAGACCTGTGAGCTGGCCTTTAACGCGACGGACAGCACCTTTGTGGAGAAGCTGTTCAACGCCTTTGATACGCTCGACAAAAAGCAGGAAGCGTACAAGGCGGAGGTCGAAAAGACCGCAAACAAGCGCGAGGTGTTCGAGACGGCCCGCAAGATGGACGAGGAGATGCGCGACATCATCGGCGAGGTCTTTGGCTTCGACATCTGCTCGGCTCTGTTTGGAGGCATGAACGTGTACGCGCTGGCGGACGGCCTGCCTGTTTGGGCCAACCTGATGCTCGCCATCATGGATGAGGTGGATACCGCATTCTCCCGTGAGCAGAAGGCGACCAATCCGCGCATCAGCAAGTACACGAAGAAGTATCACAAGTGAGATACGACCTTCCGACCACCGTAGAGGTGAACGGCACGGAATACCCGGTTCGAACGGATTTTCGGGACATCCTGACCATTATTGAAGCGCTCTCCGACGCGGAGTTGAGCGAGCAGGAAAAGGCCGAAACGATGCTCGACATTTTCTACCCGGACTTTGAGACGATGCCGCCGGACGATTACGAAGAAGCGATAAAGCAATGCGCTCTGTTCATCAATTGCGGCGATGGCCCGCGAGACGAAAAGCGCGGGCCGAAGCTGATGGATTGGCAGCAGGATTTCCCGTTGCTCGTGGCTCCAATCAATCGAGTGCTCGGCAAAGAAGTGCGGTCTGTGGACTATCTGCACTGGTGGACGTGGATCGCGGCGTATCAGGAGATCGGGGACTGCACATTTGCACAGGTCGTTTCCATCCGCAGCAAGCGGGCAAAGGGGAAGAAGCTCGACAAAAGCGAGCAGGAATTTTACAAGCAGAACCGACAGCTGGTAGATTTCAAGCGGCAGTACACGGCGCAGGATGAGGACGTTATCAGCAAGTGGATATGAAAAACCGCCCTCCGAAAAGGGCGGCAAAATTCAAGCGTTTGGCATAACGGAAACCGTGTTGCTTGTTTCAAGCGTGTTGTAGTTTTCAGAGTCTAAAACATTTAGCTTAAACTCGACATTTGATATTTCGCTTAATGGGGTTTCACAAAAAACAACAAATGACGCTCTCACATTTTTGGAAGGAAGTGCCGTAATCGGCAAACCCGAACCGCTTTGACAATGCGTGTCATCCACATAGACATCATCAAGCAAATAGATGCATTCCTCGCCCCCGATGTTGCTGATTTTTACATCAATGTAAAAGCAGCCAGTCAATCCGCTTGCCTCCCAGCATTTTAAATATTCGGCGGTGTAATTTTCTCCACTAAATTTAATTGCATCCGTTTCATCTCTTAAATCCTGGGTTTCTTCACTAAGAGAATTTGGCGCTGTGGACGAAACGCTATTTGCATTTGACGCTTCTGAGCCATCCGATGTTGGAAGAGATACGCATACAACAAAAAGAACAAAGAATGTGGCAAGGGATATTAAAGCGATATTCTTCCTCTTTTTCCTGATTGCAAGGATAACCAAAGTGAGCAATGAGACAACAAATCCTGCGATACTTAACAAGCCTAAAATAGCAATCATTTTAATCCCTCCTTTTATCAGAATAGCACATAAAAAATAAAACGCAAGTAGAAAGTGTGGTGATTTTGTGGCGAATGCAGACGGTTCCGTTGTTATCAATACGGAATTAGACGCGAAAAACGCGCAAAAAGAATTGACTGCGCTTGAAAAAAAGATTGATGCACTCAATGAAAAAATCAGCGACAAAAAGCAGGAGCAAATGCCCCTGGTTGAGCAGTCTAAGCAGATCGCAGCAAACCTCGATGCAGCCAAAGCCCAGCTTGACCAAATGCGGAACGGCGACGAGTTTTACACGGCTGGCGCAATAAAGGAGCAAGAGCAAACAGTAAAAGCTCTTCAGAAAGAGTGGGATTCCGTGCAGAACAAAGTAGAGCGCATGGATACCTCGATTGCACGAGACACGCGAAGCCTTGAGCGCATGACTAATAGAGCCGGAGATTTGTCTAAACAAATTATGGCAGCAAAAGAAAACACCAAAGGGATTTCTCCGGCGGCACAGGCAGCCAGTAAACAAATGGACAAATTTGTGAGCCACGTTAAAACGCTCGCCAAAAGAGTGCTTGTTTTTTCGCTTATTACCAAAGCTCTCAGAACGCTAAAGAGCTATATGTGGAGCGCGATCCAGACCAACGATAAGGCGATGGCTGCGGTCGCCAAGCTGAAGGGAGCGTTGCGAACGCTGGCCCAGCCGATCGTCAACGTGGTTGTTCCGGCGTTCACCTTGCTCGTCGACGTCATCACGCGCGTGGTCAACGCCATCTCCGAGCTAGTCTCCATGATCTTTGGAACGACTGCCGAGGAATCTGCAAAGGCAGCCGAAAGCCTTTACGAAGAATCGGACGCGCTGGACAAGACCGGGAAGTCTGCAAAAAAGGCAAGCAAATCCCTTGCGTCGTTCGATGAAATCAACAAATTGTCGGGAAGTCAGGAAGAGAATAAAGCCCCGGACTTCTCAACCGGCATCAACGACCAGCTTAGTGCCATCATGGAGTTGTTTGCCGGCGCGGCCCTGCTGGCGATCGGTGCGGCGCTGGCGTTCTCCGGCGTGAATGTCCCGCTTGGCATTGGGTTAATGGCGATGGGTGCGCTTGCCATTTGGGGTGCGGTCAGCACCGACTGGAGCGCGATCCAAAATGCTTTAAAAGGGCCGATCGGAGCTGTTACGGGCATCTTGTCCGCGGCCCTGCTGGCGATTGGCGCGATTATCCTGTTCTCCGGGGCCAATATTCCTCTTGGTTTGGCGCTCATGGTCGCCGGAGCGATAGGACTGGCGACGGCGGTAGCGGCAAATTGGGACACGATCAAAGCGCTTTTACAAGGCCCGCTTGGCATCGTTACTGCGATCATCAGCTTCGCGCTCCTTGAGATCGGCGCTATCCTGTTGTTCTCCGGTGCGAACATCCCGCTCGGCCTCGGCTTGATGGTCGTGGGCGCGATTGGAATGGCGGCTGTCATTGCGGCGAATTGGGACACTATCAAGGCATTGCTTCAAGGCCCTATCGGAGCTGTTACGGCGATGCTCTCAGCATCCATGCTCGTTCTCGGCGCTGTGCTGGCTTTCAGCGGCGCAAATGTTCCGATTGGTCTCGGCCTTATGATTGCGGGCGCGATCGGGCTGGCTACGTCGGTAGCGGCAAATTGGGACACTATCCAGACCGCCTTGCAAGGCCCCATCGGCGCAATCACGGCGCTCGTCAGCAGCGCATTGCTTGTGCTCGGCATCATCCTAACCCTGACTGGCGTTGCGCTTCCGATCGGCATCGGGCTGATCGCTGCCGGGGCGGTCGGGCTGGTCGCTACGGTCGCGGCCAACTGGAACGCCATCACCGAATACCTTGGCGGCCCAATCGCGGCGATCGTTTCGCTGGTCAGCAGCGCGCTGCTTGTCTTAGGCGTTCTGCTGGTGTTTACCGGTGTAGGCATCCCGCTCGGAATGGGTATGATCGTTGCGGGCGCGGCGGGCCTCGCGTCGGTAGCGGTAATCAATTGGGACTATTTAAAGAACAAGCTCGGTGAGGCGTGGGACGGCATCAAGGAGTGGTGGAATGCCAACGTCGCAAAATACTTTACGATCGAGTATTGGCAGGACTTGGGCAAAAACATCGTCGACGGATTGCTGAATGGCTTGAAATCCGCATTTGAAAGCGTCAAGTCTTGGGCATCCGGCGCGATGGACACCATTAAAAGCGCATTCACCGGCGGCTCAGTCAAGACAAGTATGCCGCCTATCAATTCCGCTTCCATCCCCCGTTTGGCGACCGGCGCGGTTATTCCCCCGAACAGAGAGTTTTTAGCGGTGCTCGGCGACCAAAAGCAGGGGACAAACATTGAGGCTCCCGCGGCTGCTATCGAGGCGGCGGTGGCGCGCGGCATGGCGCAGTATGGCGGCGGCAACCAGACGGCGATCCTCAAGATCGGCGAACAGGAACTGGGGCGTATCATTTTCAGGCTCAACCAAGACCAGGCGCAGCGTGTCGGTATCCAACTGACTTAAAGGCGGAAGATATGAATTACATTAAGCTCAATGGGACATCGTTTGATGTCAACGTAGCAATATCCAAATACAACGAGAACTTCAATGTTTTGGACGGAGAGAATGCCGGACGTTCTAAAGACACCGGGCGAATGATCCGCGATGTGCTCGGAACGTACATTGGACACAAAATTACGGTGTTTCGCCGAGGCGATGATTACCAGAGCTATGATGCATTCTGGAATTACCTGAAGGCGCATTCGGTGGATGACTCCGTGCTACTTGAAGCGGCGGATGGGAACACGACAATTTCCTATCGGGCGTATTATACGAGCGCTTCGCACGACATTGAAAAGGTCGAAAACGGCGTGAATTACTGGGGCGAGATCGAAATCCACTTTATACCCATCGCGCCACAGATTACACCGTAAGGGGGGGCTATGGATTATATTTTAATTGGCTCTTACCAATTCGACCGCGACGCGTCAAAAGACGATATGCGCTTGGATTACTGCTCCGCTTTTCAAGAAATGGCGTTAGACGAGAGCAATCTATCGTTCGATACAGTTAGTGCGGAAATTTACACAAAAACGGCAGGCAAGCTACTTGCTGCGTTGCCGGACAACACCCCAATTGTTATTTATCGAGATAATGCAATCAAGGCGCGATTCGTCAAACGAGGCATCTCGCGCATTGGCCCCAATACGTATTCACTTACCGGTCAATCTCCGATGGGTGCGTTATCGAAAATGCCACATCCCGGAAGCATTTACACAGGACAGACCGTTGAGGAAGTAGCAAAAGAAATCTGCGGGAGCATTCCGATTCTCGTAAAAACTGTGTATGCTGGCACCAAACTGTACGGGTGGCTCCCTTACGCAAACGGCAAAGACCGGTCGGCGCGAGACAATCTTGTGCAAGTCTTATTTGCCATCGGCGCGTATCTTCGCACAGACTTAAACGGTGTGCTTCGAATCGAACCGTTGTGGGACGGTGCGGCATCTACAATATCGGTCGACCGCTCGTATTCCGGCGGCACAGTCAAGTATGATTCCCCCATCTCCGCCGTTACCGTCACGGAGCATCAGTACATCGCGGGAACCGACGAAAAGGAGCTGTTTTCCGGCACATCTCAGCAGGGCGACATCATCACCTTCTCCGAGCCGATGCACTCACTTACAGCGACAGGCTTCACCATTTTGGAGAGTGGCGCGAACTACGCCAAAATCTCATCCGGCTCCGGCTCGCTCAAGGGCAAGACGTACATCCACAACACGCGCCTTGTGACGCAAACCGTCACAGAGAACGCGGCGGAAAACGTCAAGTCCGTCACGGACGCCACGCTCGTCTCCCTTGTCAATTCCTCCTCTGTCGCCAAAAGGCTGGCGGACTATTATAAGTGCCGAGAGACCATCACCAACGGCATTGTAAGCGGGCAGGAGAAGCCGGGACACGTGGTCAGCGTCTATCACCCATACGACAAGAAAATGGTCTCTGCGTGCATCGTGAGCCTTGACACGACCATGAGCGGAACACTCAAGAGCGAAATGGCGGCGCTCGTCGGCTTTCTGCCCCCGCAGCCGGAATCGTCGGAGTATTTTGACGAGCGCATCATCCTCACCGGCTCTGGCGAGTGGACGGTCCCGGAGGGCGTGACGAGCTACACCCGCGTCCTCGTCGGCGGAGGACATTGCGGCGGCTACGGCTACGGCGGCAACCCGGCGACGCTAAAAACCGAAAGCTATACGAAAACGGTCCTTGGCATTGTCCAGTACGACACGGTTAAGTGGGCGATAGGTGGCAAGGGCGGCAAGGGCGGTGAAGGCGGCGAGGGCGGCAAGGTGCTGGTCGAGACCGTCACCGACGCCGTACCGGGCGCGAAGGTCCCCTATGCCTGCGGTGTGGGTGGGGTGAACGCCGCAGGCACCGCGACAACGATGAGCGGCTCGTCAAGCGACACAGGCTCGTCGAGCCTGGCGGGCTACACGGACCCTGTGACAGGCGATGTGTTTGCCGCGCAGGGCGAGCAGGGCATCGCAGGCGGTGACGGCGCGGGCATGAATCCAAACCACGGCGACAACGACCGGCTCCACCCGCTGCAAGCATCCTCCGTTGTGGACGAGGACGGAAACGTGTGGCATGGCGGCGCTACCAGGGTAGATGAGTACGGAACTTTGCTCCCGAGCGCCAGCGACGAGCAGAGCTTTACGGGCGATCTGAGCGATGGCTATTGCGGCGGCGGCGTAACCTACAACTGCGGCAGCGGCGCAGCTGCCGGGTCAAACGGTACGCCGGGAAACACCGCCGGAACGTTCCGCCTTGTAAGCAGGCCAAGCAATGACTGGCCGAAGACGTCTATCACCGTAACGGCCAACGGCAGCTCCTACGTACCCGGAGCCAGCGCAACGCTGGTGCCGAAGAAGCCGACCGTATACGGCAAAGGCGGCAGAGGCGGCTACGGCGGCGGCGGCGATGGCGCTACGGGTATCAGCCTTACCTATTACGGCGGCAAAAAGAGCGGTACGCTTAACAACAATCCCGGCAGCGTCCGCACGACCGGCAGCAGCGGAGCGCGGGGC